CGAACTCAGGAACAGGAAAGTATTGCGATCAACACGCGAGGCTTCAACTTGAGAGCAGGTTGGAACGCGACAAGCTTCGCGGCACGGCGCATTCACGAGGCTACGATTCACGGCACCAAAAGATACGCGAGCTCGTCCTCAAACGTGATCCGCTCTGCAAGATTGGTAGGATTTGCGGCGGCTTTGCGCGATCTTCTGACGCTGACCACGTTCTCGCAATCCGCAAAGGTGGAGCACGATTCGATATGAAGAACTTGCAAGGTGCTTGCCACGCTTGCCACGCTTGGAAGACAGCAACGATTGACTCACTCTTTTCTAAGACTCCGAACCGAAAGGGGAGGGGGTAGTCAAATCTCTACACTTCCACATGCCGGAAACCCCCCTCTTAGCCACAGACGTACCGCCGCGTATTTAAAAAAATCGTGAAATTGGACCTAACTCCAACAGAATGAACAAAACAACCGTCCGTCAGGCTAAAGAACTCGTCAGCATCGAAGCCAAGACGGAATTCTACGAACTAAATCCCAACGTGAAATATTGTGTCGCCTTCGAACGGCCAGTCTCTCCGCAGGCTGCCGAGACAATCGCCGCGAAGTTTAGGCGACTAGGAATCGAAGTCATTGTCGTAGACGCAAACGTCAGAATTTTCGAGTTCAAATGAGCGAGCAACCCCAAAATACATTTCCTATGTTGCGCAACGTTGTTTCTATGGTTCAGTGCAAGCCTGGATGGACGTTCCGTTTGGTTGATGAATCCGGCGCATTGCGTTTGGTTATTACAGTTCCCGGTTTTGACTCGTATCATCCAGACAAGAAATTAACCGTCGCTCATTTTTTTCCTGTACCCACTGCTACGTTTAACGAGAAGACTTGGCGCCGCTGGATTTTTGAAATGTGCCGCCGCGTGGAGAATCACGAGCTAGGAGAATGGTTTCAGGTTGAAGGTATCAGACCGTTTGCGCCACTACATGGTCCTGGTGAAGATCCCTACACCGTACATGAATTCCGCAATGAAGCGGATGCCCAGACTATTCAGGACGGGAGCGTTGTCAGTGACATCCGGGTGGCCGCAACGAAGTGATCGCTTCTCCCGCCCTCATCTCCAAAATCTGCAAAGCCATCGCGGTCGCAGAAGGCTACGGCAAGCCGGGCCCGACGCAGGCCTGCAACAACCCCGGCAATCTAGCGCGCGGCGATGTTGGTTGCGGCTGCGTTGAAACTCACGGACCCAACGGCGCGAAAATAACGAAGTACGCAACCGTTGATGACGGATGGTTCGCTCTAACTAGGCAAGTCGGTTTGATGCTGAATGGAAAATCCCACGTTTACACGTTGGACATGTCGATCGCGCAAGTCGCAATGAAGTGGAGCGGAGATCCCAATTGGGGATTCAACGTGGCGAACTGTTTGGCGGTGCCGCCCACGACTACGCTCGCGGACCTTATCGCCACGGATTTGAACTCGCAAGATTTGCAGTGGCCGAATGCCTGAACTTAATTTTAGTTACGACGCGCAACGCGACGTACTGACGATTGAAGGCAACAAGTTCTCCGGGGATTTCTTCCGCTTCTTTCGCCAGAACAACGAGGGTCGCGCGTTCATGCTGGAAAGAGTCAACGACGGCGACATCTGGATTCGCGTGCTTGAAGTTTTCCCAGTGCCCGAGAATCAGCCCGTCAACTAGATGCTCGACTGGATCGTCAGTATTTTCTTATTCGTTTTGCTACTCGCGTTTTTCATTTTCGGTTACGACAACTAAAGGAGGAATCGCAATGAAAGTCGAAGTCCTTGGAAGGCTGGGCGAATCAGTTTGCTCCGTAGAAGTTCCCGCAGAGTTGCCGGAAGTTATCGCGATCCACGCGCGGCACTTCGTTCTTGACCGTGCGAAATTCTGGCAGGGCGCGAAGTACGTCGAGTGCAACTTCCTGCGAATCGAGCGGCGAGCGGAAGGCGCGCGCGGCACTGCGGAAGATCGTAGAGCGGTCGGCGCGTAAAATGGCCGCGCTGGGCGATTATAAGATTCGCAAGCTAGACAATTTGGTTTTGCGAATCACCGTGACTCGGGAACTGAAGCTGCGAGTCCGTGCGGCAATTTGGCTTGTTCGACTGGCCGCCCTCATCCTCGGTGGAGAACTTGAAGTTAACTCTGACGGCCCTACCTTGCCTACGACAACCATCCATACGCATATTCATGGCGACGTAGACCCTGAAATCTTCAGGGAGCAATTGCGCAAAGCCATGAGGCGAAATCCAATTCACTAATGGCTAAAGGTCGCCGTCCATTGCCGAGCACGGTCAAGAACTTGAGGGGCAACCCCGGCAAGCGCAAGGTAAATGAAGGCGAACCGGAGTTGCAACCCGGCGATCCGGTTATGCCGCCGCGACTTTCCGAAGCGGCACAGGCGGAGTGGCGGGCAATCGTTCCTATTCTCCGCGCGATGGGATTGCTTACGCCGGCAGACGGAGCGGCGCTCGCAGCCTACTGTTACGCCCGCGACCTTTGGATGCTGGCGAACGATGAAGTAAGGGAGTACGGCATCCTTATTAAAGTCCCTGTGATGGGGCGCAAGGGCACTCCCGAAGAGTTCGAAGCGGTCGGCTTTATCACTAAGAAGAATCCCGCCGTCGCCATCGGCAACGAACAGTTGAAGACGATGAAGTCTTTCCTGGTGGAATATGGGCTGACGCCAAGCTCACGCTCCAAGCTCCACGTCGAGAAGCCGAAGGTCGTAGATCCCGCCGACGCCTACTTCGAAAAGAAGCTGAATGCCAAGCACGTTAATTAAGAAGATCGAACGCAAAAGTAAAACGATAGCCTCGCACCCGGCGGAGATTTACGCGCAGCAAGCCGCCGATTCTTTAGTGAGCAGGGAACTGGTGTGCTCGAAATGGGTGCGCCTCGCCGCGCAGCGCCATTTGCGGGATCTGGAGAAAGCGCACCTGCGAGGCCTTTGGTTCGACACCGAAGCCGCCCAGGATGTACTCGATTTCTTTTCTCTCTTGCGTCATTCCAAGGGCGAGTTCGCCAAGGAAGAATTCAAGCTGGAACCATGGGAACAGTTCATCCTTTGGGTGCTGTATGGCTGGAAGCGCGCTGACGGTACGCGCCGGTTCCGATCCGCTTATGTAGAAGTCGCCCGCAAGAATGGCAAGACCACCATTTTATCGGGCATCAGCCTTTACCATCTCGTCGCTGATGGCGAAGAGGGCGCGGAAGTCTATTGCGTCGCCACGAAGAAAGATCAAGCGAAGCTCGTATTCGTTGAATCTGAACGGATGCGGAAAGCCTCGCCCGGACTCGCAAAACGCATCGAGTCGTGGCGGAACAATATGTGCGTGCCAGAGACGAACTCCAAAATGGAACCGCTCGGCGCGGACTCCGATACCCTCGACGGCCTGAACGTCTCTTTCGCCAGCGTGGACGAGCTCCACGCGCACAAATCCAAGGCGCTCTTACAGATCATTGAAACCGCCACCGGCGCGCGCCGACAGCCTCTCATATTCAAAATTACAACCGCAGGACACGATAGAGAATCTGTTTGTTGGGCCGAGCGGGAACGCGCAACCGCGATTCTAGAAGATGTAAAGCAGGGCGACGACGTATTCGCGTTTATAGCCTGCCTGGATGAAGGCGACGATTGGCGAGATGAATCGCTGTGGGTGAAGGCTAATCCAAACCTCAACGTCTCTGTAAAACTCGAAACGCTACGCGAAGACGCGCGCAAGGCAGACCAGCAACCCTCTTCGCTGAACGGATTCCTTCGCCTGCGCCTGAACATCTGGACGAATCAAGAGTTCGCGGCGATCAAGATTGATGAGTGGAATAAGTGTGTAGGCTTCTCGCTCAAAGACATCGACTCGAAGATTCTGCGTGAGCAAAAGCTGAAGGAACTCGAAGGCCGCGAATGCGTAATCGGCATCGACCTTTCTTCCACCGAGGACGTTTCCGCATCCATAAAACTCTTCCCGCCCGAGAATCCCGGCGAACCGTATATCTGTATTCCTGACTTCTGGCTTCCTCGCGATAACGTCGAAGAAAAAATGGACAAGTGGCGCTCGAACCAGGCCGCTTACGACGTGTGGGCGCGCGAAGGATTCCTGCACCTTACCGACGGGGATGTGATCGACTACGACGAAATTAAGGCGCAGATCCTCTCCGATTGCGAACGCTACAAAGTAAAAGAAATCACCTTCGACTCCCATTTCGCCACGCAATTCACGAACGATTTGCAGAAGGCTGGCGTTCACATCGATAAGTTGGTGAAGTTCCCGCAAAACTGGGAGATGTTCAACGAGCCGACGCAGCGCCTGCTAGATATCATGATTCCGAAAAAGACTATCGCGCACCTAGGCAATCCGATGCTTCGCTGGATGGCTTCTAACCTCGTAGTCAAAGAAGATGACGGCGGCCGCAAGCGCCCTGTTAAGAAGTCCAACGCTGCGAAGATCGACGGCATGGTCGCGCTCATCATGGCAATCGGCCGCACAATCTCAGGGCCAATCACGCAGAAATCGGTTTACGAGACGCGGGGCGTTCTTAGCGTCTAATGGCCTCACGATGGGACGGATTTAAGTCGTGGGTCGGCTCCAAGTTCCGCGCCGACAGTGGCGGACGGGCAATCGACGCGGGCGACGATAGATGGTATCCAAATTCTATAGGGTATGGAAC